GAGATTCCTGCAGGAACACTTGTTCTTAATGCAGGTGCTGAAGTAATGAAAGCTTTTACTTCAAGCTGTACATTAGACATGGACTTTGGTGGTGGTGATGACATCATTGATGGTGCAGACATAACCTCTGCAGGTTACTGTGCTGCAGGTTCAAATGGTCAAACCAACACAGTCGTAGGTAATGCAGCCTCAACTTACACTCAATTTATTAGTACAACTGATACAATTGATTGTACGATTGCAGGAGCTGCTGCAGCTACAGGTAGACTTAGAGTTTACGCAACTGTGATTGATTGTAACGATCATGGTGCTGTAGACAGAGCTACTGAAGTAGACAGAGATCTACTTGCTTAATAAATAACATTGGGAGGGCAGGGCAACTTGCCCTCTTAGTTTATCTAAAACAAGGATGTACTATGGCAACAACATTTTTAACTTTAACAAATGAATTGTTACGTAGGCTCAATGAAGTTACTCTAACAACAGATACATTTGCTACAGCTAAGAATGTTCAGGCAATAGCAAAAGATGCTATCAATAGTTCTATAAGAGAAATACTTCAAGATGGGCATGAGTTTCCATTTTTAAAGACTACACAAACCCAAACACTAACAGCAGGTACAGGAACATATGATTTTCCTTCAGATATGTCTTCAGTGGATTGGGATAGTTTTTATTTAAAGACACTTACTTCTGAATCTAATACAGCTAAATCTTTGCCTACAATATCTTTTGAAAGCTATACTAGAAATTATAGAACAATAGAAGATGCAGCAGGAACAGGTGGTAGAACTGCACCTGATTTAGTTTATCAAACAGCAGAAGAAAAGTTTGGAGTTACACCTATTCCTAATGCAGCCTATGTAATAGAATACGTGTACTATAAGTTTCCTAACACATTAGGTATTAATGCATCTACTGGAGCTGCAACAAATGGCACAGACAGTACACATGATGTTCCTATTATTCCTGAAAGATTTAACTACATAATTATTGATGGTGCTATGGTTTATTTAATGAGATTTAGATCAAATGAACAAAGTGCTCAAATACATCAACAAAAATTTATGATGGGTATGAAAGCCATGCGTAGGCTATTACTTGACGATAAACTTTCTGTGGAGTCTACAATGATACAAAGACCTAAATTTTCTTCACATATGTTAAGTCTTGGTTCGTAATGGCAGATAATGTACAAACTTTTAAAGCTATCTGTAGAGGTGGCTTAAATACTACAGGAGATGTGTTATCTCAAGGAGAAGAAGCTCCAGGCAGTGCTACAAAATTATTAAACTACGAGCCTGACTTACAAGGTGGTTATAGAAGAATAAGTGGTTTTACAAATTCTTATGAAACAGTTCCTGGCACTGGTTCAGTTTTAGGTGTAGCAGTTGTTGATGGAATTAATCAAGGTATATTAGCTTGTAGAAAGCCATCTTCAGGAAACAATTATTTACATCATTATAATCATTATTATTCTTTTACTGTTGGTGCAGATACTAATTTAACAGTTGGAGAAACATTAACTGAAAGAAGTGACGCAGCTGATTCATCTACAGTTACAAATGCAACTGGAGTTTTAATATCAAAAAGTTCTGATACAATTGTGGTTGATTTTGGACAGTTACCAACTACTGTTTTTACAAATGGAAATCTTATTTCAGATGATAATTTTTCTACTAGCACTAATATTACTAGTGCTCCTGCTGTAATTGGTTGGACAGCAGTATCAACATCAGGCTCACCTACTATGACAGGTGTAAGCAGAGTAAGATTTAGTAAATTTGATTTTGCAGGTTCACCTAAAGTTGTTTTAACAGATGGTATTAATCCTGCAGCCACTTATGATGGAAGTACCTACACACAAATAACAGATTCTAATGCTCCTACTGACCCTGTAATATCAGAAATTTATGGAGAACGATTATTTTTAGCAGGTGATCCTGCAAAAAAAGATGAAATTTTTTTTAGTGCAACTTCTGCTGAAACAGATTTTTCTCCTGCAAATGGTGCAGGTAGTATAAATGTAGGTTTTGATGTAGTTGCAATGAAGGTGTTTCGTAACATACTTTATGTTTTTGGAACAAACAATATTAAAAGAATTATAACTGATGATTCAGCTTTTAAATTTAGAGTAGAAAATGTTACTAGTAATTTAGGTTGTTTAGCTACAGATAGTGTTGTTGAAATTGGTGGTGATTTAATATTTTTATCTAGTGATGGTATTAGACCCATTGGAGGTACAGCAAAAATTGGAGACGTAAATTTAGAGACTGTTTCTACAAATATACATAAAACATTACAAAACATTATTCAAACAGAAACTTTATCAAATCTATCTGCTGTTCTTGTTAGGTCTAAATCACAGTTTAGATACTTTTTTTCTACTTCAGGATCTACAGGAGTATTAGGTGGTTTGAGAAGTCAACAAGGTGGATTAGGTTTTGAGTTTGGAACTCTTTTTGGAATAAATGCAACTTGTGCTTCTAGTGCTTATATAGGAACAACAGAAAGAATTATACATGGGGATTCTTCAGGCAAAGTTCACGTACAAGAATCAGGAACATCTTTTGACGGATCTGATATATTAAGTGTTTATCAAACTCCTTATTTATATTTTCAAGATCCAAGAAGACGTAAAAATTTTTATGATATGTCCACATACCTACGTGCAGAAGGTGCAATAAGTGTATCATTAGGTATAGTATATGACTTTGAAAATACAGAAATTCTTACTCCGTCTAATGTAACATTTAGTGCTGCAGGAACAGCAGCTGTATACGGATCAGCTATATTTGATACAACACAAGTATTTGATGGTAATCCCTCTCCAGTAGAAACAGCATTATTTACAGGATCAGGTAAATCTATTTCTTTTCGTTTTGTTGCAGAAGACACAAATGCTAGTCACAGTATACAGGGATTTACAATTACTTTTGGAATGGGAGATTTAAGGTAATGGGTACAGGTTACACAAGAACAAATACAGCAGATATTCAAGCTGATGAGGTTGTTAAATCAGCACCGATCAATTCTGAACTAAATGCTGTTGTAAATGCTTTTGCAGCTTCAACAGGACACACACATGATGGGACAACTGCAGAAGGTGGTCCTATTGCTAAACTTTTAGACAACACCTTAACTTTTGGTGCAGGAACTGCAGATACAGATGTTACCATAACTTTTGATGGTCAAACAAATGATGGTGTTCTTAAATGGATGGAAGATGAAGACTACTTTCAATTTGATGATGATATTTTAATAAGTACCAGTGAAAAGATACAACTTAGAGATTCTGCTATTTATATTAATTCAAGTGCAGATGGTCAACTTGATATTGTAGCAGATACAGAAGTACAGATTGCAACTACAACAGTAGACTTGAATGGTAATTTAGATATATCTGGGTCTTTAACTATAGGAGGTACTGCTCTTACTTCAACTGTAGCTGAACTAAATATACTTGATGGAGTTACAGCAACAGCAACAGAATTAAACATTATGGATGGTGTTACTGCTACAACTGCAGAGCTTAACATAATGGACGGAGTAACTTCTACTGCTGCTGAATTAAATATATTAGATGGTGTAACTGCAACTACAGCAGAGATAAATGCTTTAGATATAACAACAGTAGGAACATCAGAAGCTTCTAAGGTTGTTACAGTAGATAGTAATGGTGACTTAATTGTACCTGACAGTGACAAGTTTAAGTTTGGTGCAGGTAGTGATATGCAGTTGTTCCATGATGGTTCTAACTCTTTTATTACTAATTCTACAGGTGCATTAAAGATTGCTACAGAGACAAGTGGTATAGCTGTAACAATAGGTCATACAACTTCAGAAGTAACTGTTGCAGATAACTTAACTGTAACAGGAACAACTACTTTATCCACTACATCTTTTGGTGATGCTAATATTATTAATGTAGGTGATATAGCTCTTGACTCTATTAGTGCAGATGGTACAGATATTAATGTAGCTATTACAGATAACTCTGCTACTTCTTTTACAATTAAAGAAAGTGGTTCTGCATACTTAATTATTGATACAGGTAATAGTAGTGAGTCTATATCTATAGGTACAGGTGTATCAGGTACAGCCATTACAATAGGTCATGGCACTTCAGAGGTAACAATAGGTGATAACCTTACAGTAACAGGTAATCTTACTGTTTCAGGAACACAAACAGTTGTAGATACTGTTACTATGAATGCTCAAAATGCTATTGTATTTGAGGGTGCAACAGCAGATGCTAATGAAACAACTTTAACTATTACTGACCCTGATGCTGACAGAACAATCAAGTTACCTAATCAGTCAGGAACTCTTGTAGTATTAGCTGCAGATAGTGATACAGCAGTAACAGCTACACCTGCTGAAATAAGTATACTAGATGGTGACACTAGTGCTACTTCCACAACTATAGTTGATGCTGATAGAGTTGTCCTTAATGATGCAGGTACAATGGTTCAAGTAGCTGTTACAGATCTGGCAGCTTATCTTGATGATGAAATAACTGCTATGCCAAACCTAGTAACTACAGGAGCATTAAATAGTGGTAGTATTGCAACAGGTTTTGGTGCTATTAATAATGGCTCAAGTGCTATTACAACTTCAGGTACAATAAGTTTTGGTAGTCTTACAGATGGTTCTGTTA